ATGGGATGAACGCTACATGTCTTTGGCCAAGGAAGTCTCGACCTGGTCAAAAGATCCATCCAGTAAAATCGGTGCAGTTGCCATTGGAGATAAAGGCCAAGTCCTATCACAGGGATATAACGGTTTCCCTCGTGGTATCGAAGATACTAAAATGAGATACGATAATCGTGAAACCAAATACAAATATGTTGTACATGCTGAGATGAATGTGATATATAATGCTACGTACAATGGTGTTTCACTGAACGGTGCGACTCTGTATGTCTACGGTTTGCCTGTCTGCTCAGATTGTGCAAAAGGTATTATTCAGGTTGGTATCAAAAAAGTCGTCGTACCTCGTATGGATATTCCAGAGGTATGGAAAGATTCATGGCAGCGCACAACTCAAATGTTTAATGAGGCAGGCGTAAAATGGAGCATGATTTAATTTTTAGTATGTACAAACACCATAAAATATGGTATGATACCTTAATCGATTAACTACGGACTTTATTATGTACAAATACAGTGAAGATAAAATTATGAACCAGCTACAAGCTTACATCGATAAGACGTATGGTTCACACTACTCCAAACAAAGATTTCAAGCTACTGAGTTTATCGTAGATGCAGGACACGGCATGGGCTTTTGTCTTGGCAACGTAATGAAGTATGCTCAGCGCTATGGAAAGAAAGGTGGACGCAATCGCGATGACCTGATGAAGATCGCACACTATGCGATTATGGCTATGCACACGCATGATTTAGAAGAAGGATTTGATAATGCAAGCGAATGACATGCTCGAGGTGCTACAGAACTTCGGGTCAATTAACCAGAATATTGTGTTCAGACAGGGTACGTCATTGAGTATTGTATCTGAGGCCAAGAACGTCATGGCTAAGATTGAGCTCGATGAACCCATTCCCATGGACTTTGGCATCTATGATGCAACTGAACTCGTACGTGTTATGAGTCTGGTTGATGACGCTGAAATTCAGTTTAATGAAGATTCCCTGTCTCTGGCAGGTAACGGTTCTAGCATTAAGTACTACTACTCTGATATCGATATGCTGACTCAACCTCCTAGTAAGGAAGTCACCATGCCTGATCCAGAGGTACGGTTTGTCCTAACACAGGATATACATAATAAACTCAAGCGGGCAGCTTCTGCACTTGGTCACAAACAGATCAAGATTGCTTCAGATGATGAGTCCGTTAAACTAATCATTACCGATACAAAGAATGCTACTGCCAATAACTTCACTATTCGTGTTGACGGTGAAGTCTTTGGTGATCTTAGTAGTGGATTTACCATCGGTATCGATAATTTGAAACTTATGCCCGGTGACTACGAGGTACAGGTTTCAAGTAAATTGGTCAGTCACTTTAAAAACACTGACCGTAATGTCCAATATTGGATTGCTCTAGAGAAAAAATAAAAGGAATATTTCTAATGAACGAAGCTCAGTATTTTGATTTGAATCTGAAAGTCGCTCGATCATCTATTGCTATCATCGATGCAATCGTGCAGCGTGGTGCTTTCAAAGGTGAAGAGCTGTCCACTGTGGGTGGACTCCGTGATCAGTGTGTACAGCTGATCCAACAAACCGAAGAACGTCAACAAGAAGCCGCAGAGGCTGAGGACGAAGAATAGTATGGATAAATGGACTGATGAATACACCTTGGAGCGTATTACCTACGATCCTGAAGGTGAAGTAGATAGTCGCGTCTACCATACTTTTAAGGCCGAAGAGATTACAGAGCTTCTTGATCACATGACTTATTTTCTCCAAGGCTGCTCATTCTCTTACGTTACAGGTTTGAAAGCTAAAAAAGACTAACCTGTTTACATTGACCCCTAACTGTGATATAATCTTTTACTCTAACAGTAAGGCACTATATAATGAATGATGATTTTCTCTGGGTAGAAAAATACCGTCCACAGAAGATCGATGATTGTATTCTCCCGAAGTCCCTGCTCGATACCTTCAAGCAGACCCTGGCTTCGGGAGAACTTCCTAATATGCTCTTTACAGGTACTGCTGGTCTGGGTAAGACCACTGTGGCTAAAGCGCTGTGTAATGAACTCGATCTAGACTACATCTTGATCAATGGTTCTGAGGAAGGTAACATCGACACCCTTCGCAATAAGATTAAACAGTTTGCATCCTCTGTATCTCTGACTGGCGGATACAAAGTAGTTATCCTTGACGAGGCTGATTACCTCAATGCACAATCGTTCCAACCAGCTCTTCGTGGATTCATTGAAGAGTTTTCCAGTAACTGCCGGTTCATTCTCACCTGTAACTTCAAGAATCGTATCATTGAGCCATTGCACTCACGTTGTGGCGTCTATGAGTTTAACACTAATAAGAAGATGCTTGCTGAACTGTCTATGCAGTTTATGAAGCGTCTGACTAAAATTCTAGAACAGGAAGGTATTGAATATGATAAAAAAGTTTTGGCTGAACTTATCATTAGGTTTGCGCCTGATTGGCGCCGAGTTATTAATGAGTGTCAGAGATATTCTCTCAGCGGTCGTATTGACACTGGCATTCTTAGTCTTCTTTCCAATAATTCTGTTAACGACCTTATTGGATATCTTAAGGCTAAAAACTTCAAGAAGATGAGAAGCTGGGTAACCAGCAATATAGATACAGACACATCTGGAATTTTTAGAAAGATCTATGATAGTATGTACGAGACTATTCAGCCTGGAAGTATTCCGCGTGCAGTATTGATCCTTGCTGATTATCAATACAAGAATGCCTTTGTGGCTGATCATGAATTGAATGTTGTAGCTTGTTTAACAGAACTAATGGCGGAGGTAGAATGGAAATGAAACACGAATTGACATTGTATACACAACCTAATTGCATGTATTGCGATATGATGAAAGCAAAGTTGGATGAATGGGGTTACAAATATAACGTCAAAAATATTAAAGCCGATGATGCAGCACGTGCTTTTCTTGTTTTAGACGAAGGCCATAAAACCGTACCTCAGCTTTACTACGGTAATACTCACATCAATCCCAACATCAATACTAAAGAATATACACAAAATATTTTAGAGCAGTACATTGGGCATCTGGATGAGATTAAATGAAAGTAGGATTTACCTGCAGTACATTTGATTTACTTCATGCAGGCCATGTCATGATGTTGCGTGAAGCCAAGACTGTATGTGACTATTTGATTGTAGGACTTCAAACTGATCCAGCTATTGACAGACCAGAAAAAAATTCACCTGTTCAAACTTTAGTAGAACGTTATATTCAACTTCAAGCAATTGAATATGTCGACGAGATCGTACCATATCAAACTGAACAGGACTTGGAGGATATCTTGAATATGTTTCCTATTAATGTTCGTATCTTGGGTGAAGAATACAAGAATGGCAAATTTACAGGTAGAGCCATTTGTGCAAAACGCGGAATTGAATTATACTATAATAAAAGAGATCACAGATTCTCTTCATCTGATTTGAGAAAGAGAGTAACCAATGAGTCCGTTTGAATTTGTAAAGGCAATCAACAACAAGCAGGATATCATCAGGGATGATCTGGATGAAAAATCCTATCTTCCCTATATGATCAATCATAGCTTTTCTTATTTTTCGGATACGGTTCTCCTTGCCAATGAGATGAATGCCAACCACCATATTGACAATAAGCTTCAAAACGACTTTTTTATAAATACTATACGAAAGAATCCTAAGCGCTTTTCCAAATGGAACAAAGTAAAGCACGATGGTGATTTTGAAGCGGTGAAAGAATATTATGGGTATAGTAATGAGAAAACTCGTTCTGCTCTTTCACTACTTTCTGCTGAACAAATAAACATAATTAAACAGAAGGTGGATCATGGTGGAAGAAAAGGAAAACGCGCCAGTTGAATGGTCGCCTCAGGATATGCTCGAAGTTACCCTCAACGAGCCAGATGATTTCCTGAAGGTCAAAGAAACGCTTACTCGTATCGGTATTGCATCACGTAAAGACAAGAAGCTTTACCAGTCGTGTCATATCCTGCACAAGCAAGGCCGATACTTTATCACACACTTTAAAGAACTATTCCTCCTGGATGGTAACAAGTCTACACTAGAGCAGACTGATATCCAGCGTAGGAATACTATTGCAACTCTATTATCTGACTGGGGTCTATTGACTATTGTCAATACTGAGAAGTCAAAAGACACTGCACCCCTGCGTCAGATTAAAGTTCTTCCATTCAAAGAAAAAAATGAATGGGAATTATTGCCCAAATATAATATTGGGCGTTAGTAATAAGTCATTTTTGTACTAATTTAGAATAGATTTTTTTATCCAGTGCAAAGGTAATACTTATAAATATTATTGGATGCCAATTATGGGTCCATATTTCTTGCTTTAATTAGGAGAATTCAGATGACAAATAATCAAAAGTTCGCTCGCTTTCCTCGTGCCGCATTCGTAGGTTTTGACCATATCTTCAACGAACTTGAAGAAATGACCAAGCACGCTACAGACCATTATCCTCCGCATAATATTATTAAAGATGAAGATATGAAGTATCGTATCGAAATCGCGACTGCGGGTTTCAAGGAAGAAGAGCTCTCTATCGAATTAAAAGATGGAATCCTTGACATTAATGGAGATCATACCCCACGTGGTCTGAACTTTGTTCATAAAGGTATTTCCACCCGTAAGTTCCATAGGTCCTTTAGACTGTCTGAATATACACAAGTTACAGGAGCTTCTCTGGAGAACGGTATTCTAGCAATTAATTTAGAAGTCGTTCTGCCCGAAGAGAAGAAGCCTCGCAAAATCGAAATCAATAATCGCAGCGAGGTAACAAAAAATGCTGAACTTCTTACGGAAAATGGGTAACGGACTCATCGAAGCACGAATGAATCACGCCTATCATGGTGTGGCTCAATACATCCAACGTGAATACAATACTGGCATTCCCCAGTATGAAATTGTCGATATGTTAAAGAAGGATGGTTACGATGCAGTCATTAATCGAATCCGCTAAAACCTGGTTTGTTAAACAAGCTCAACGAGCTGGAATGACTGAAGAAGAAAGATATCTTTCCGACTCAGTTGATCTTGTCGATCTTGAGAATCGTCAAAAGTTGATCATGTACAACCAAGCACCGTACCAGATCAATGGTAGACATTGGCTAGACTCACAGGTCTATCAATAATTAAAAGGGGTCTTCGGGCCCCTTTTTCTGTTTACAACTCATATCAAATAGTATATAATGGTACCCTGATAAGAAAGGGCTATGAATGAAATTTTATACATCAGTCAACCGGCTTGGTAACGCCATCCTGGTACGCGGCTACTCTAATGGCCGGCGTGTACAAGACCGGGTCAAGTACAAGCCAACATATTTTGCACCTACCAAGAACCCTACCGAATGGAGGTCTCTCAGTGGAGAACCAGTTGCACCAATCACCTTCAACTCAAGTCGCGAAGCCAGAGACTTTGTCGAACGATATAAAGGAGTTGATCATTTTGAGGTGGTGGGCAATACAAACCATGTTACTCAGTACATACATGACGTATATCCTGGCACGATTAAATTTGACCGTGAAACTATCAACACGACCACAATCGACATTGAGGTGGCTTCCGACGATGGATTCCCTGAACCAGATGCTGCCGATTTTCCTGTCACTGCAATCACTATCAAAAATAATATTGATGAGCTGTATTATGTTTGGGGTATGGGTGATTACCACCCACAGAAAAATAATGTCGTTTACTACAAATGCAATGATGAACACGAACTACTTCTTTCTTTCCTTGCTCACTGGACTAATCCTTCTAATTGCCCTGATGTAGTCACAGGTTGGAATACTAACCTGTTTGATATTCCATACATGGTGAATCGTATCACCAAAGTTCTGGGTGAAGACCGCGCCAAGTCCATGTCGCCTTGGAACCATATTCGTGAACGTAAGGTTATGAAGAACAACCGTGAGCAGGTTGCCTACGAGCTGACTGGTATCCAGCAAATGGATTACTTCGATCTGTTTCAGAAGTTCGGTTATACCTATGGCGCACAAGAATCCTATAAACTAGATCATATTGCCCATGTAGTATTGGGTGAAAAGAAGTTGTCATATGATGAGTACGGCGCATTGCACCTTTTATACAAGCACGACTTCCAGAAGTTTATCGACTACAATATTAAAGACGTAGAACTAGTAGACAAGTTGGAAGACAAACTAGGTCTGATTACCTTGGCCATGACTATGGCATACAAAGCCGGCTGTAATTTCTCTGACACCTTTGGAACTGTGGGCATCTGGGAATCAATTATCTATCGTGACTTGATTTCAAAAAAGATCGTACCACCTCTCAAGAAAGACAAGACCAAGACACCATACCCTGGCGCTTATGTAAAAGAACCCAAGCCCGGAATGTATGACTGGGTGGTTTCTTTCGACCTTGCTTCACTGTATCCGAATATTATTATTCAGTGGAATATGTCGCCTGAAACTATTGCAGATTCCTTTAACTCAGATGTATCTGTAGAAAAGTTACTAGATGGCGCCAGCGTGGACCTGGGCGAGAACCAGAGTGTCTCT